CCGGTACGGTCGCCGTGGTCGCCGTAAGCATTACCGGGTATACCCCCAAGTTCATAATATTCATTAAATAAAACATAATATGTACATATAGGCCCTAGTACAAACTACTTTTGACGCAGGAGGTCTGAGACCCACAGACCATATTCCTCGGAGCTCTCTAGGCGATGGTTCTGCAACTGCCGGCGATATGCATTTAATCCCCCCTGCGCGCGTGTATAGAAAAGGTTCTCCCCAGCAGTGGGTGCGGCCTTCGGATTGAAGCGTCTAGCTTTGCGCAATGCTCTGGAGACGGGATGCTCAGTGACAAAGCGGATCCACCTCGTCATCTCATTCCCCCACTGGCCTTCTCCAATGACGCTATCTCCTCTGATGAAATCCATAAATTTATAAGCATCAATACCACCCGTAGTGCTGCGCACATATAAGCCACTGATGCCCGCCACAAAGTCATCAAAGTCTCGGATCCACTCCTGGACCGGCGGGTACTTGTCTAGATCGATCCACTCCTTGAATCGGCGCCAAGGTGCAATCATTGGGAAGGGGATGTCCTCACCGGCCTCCGATCTTATTCTGGAGAGTGCTAGTATGAGCTGGTACGGGATGGTAGAAACCATGACGCGCTTGATCTGCTGGGCAATGAGGTACCTGTGCTTCATATGATTAACATTGTGCTGGTTGAAAGGATTGTCAACGACCATGGCCAGCACAGCAGCAATGTAATCATCAATGTCCTTATGGATACCTTCAGGAAATAAAAGCTTCTCAACATTATCAGATGCAGGGCGTATAGGGCGCCCATCCTGTAGCCAGTAACATGAGAGAAACTTGGGCTTGCCCTTGAAGCGATATTGCCATCTGTGAGAATGCCCTTCCTCTTGATTAATATAAAGCTGGCCCTCAAAGCGCACCCATTCGCACTGATCGACGATCTTTGATGTGCCTAGGGATAAATCAGTACCTGGAGGGAATACAGCCTGATATGTCTCAACATAAAACGGAGGCCTTGTGATATTAAAATCCTTCTCCTTGATACCAGCGAGGAACCACTCATTTAGCAGGTCTCGGACATAAAACAGGCGCGAGTCTGTAACATCTTCAAGGAATAAAGTGAGATTATCATCGCCAGCGCACTTAGGCCGCGCTGTGTCCAAACTAAAACCCGCCTGATTCAGAGCAGCTGAAAGATAGAGGATATTCAAGGCAGTATCAATCCAGCCGGTCCACAGAGAGCCACTGGGCACCATACCATCGATTGTGAATAAAGCTCCATCATCAAGGATAGCAACACGCTCCACTATAGCCCTCTTCATGCATATTTCATAGGCGCGCAACAAGCGTTGCTCGCGCTCAGTTCTTGGAGTGAAGCATGATATGACTAGATCAACAATGAATTCCAGATCATCCCTTGGGCGCTCTCGGTCAAATTTAGACCAGTCCAGCTCCATGCATACCTTGGCCTGCTTGATCTCTTCCCACATATAAGACCAATCCGAAGAAGCGCGCACAGCTGTATTCCTGAAGCCACTAAGTGGATCTTTTAGCGCATCAGCTGATAAGTTGCTCAAAATATTGTACAGGGGGGAGGAGCAGAATTGCTCGATAGCGTCCAACATCATCACGCATCGTCCGAGAGGCTTGAAGTCCTTGATCTTGGTCAACATCTCCGACCTGGGCAAAAGCTTAGTCCGGAAACCGATGCGCATGCCAAAGAAGGGCAGACGCCTCGCATCTCCATCGTTAGAAGCAAAATCATCAAAACAGTCCCAAACAAAATCACCAAGCAGCTGCTCAAGGGCAGCCTTCTTCTTAACCCCAAAAGCGCGAAGAAACGGACCAGCCGTCGCTTCAACATTAAAGTGTTTTACATTACAACAAGCCCGCCCGTCTGGAACACTTAAGCCAGAGGGGAGCCTAAGAGCCTCCCGCGCGCCACGTAAAGTGAACAGGCCGCGCAAGATCCTGCCAGGAAGACGGTCAGAAGCATCGGCAAGCATCAGGAGGGCATCAGAGGCGTTACCGCCGCATCGCTCCTTCGAAGAAACCTGCAACCAATCATTCATCTCGCCCCCGCCAATAATCTTGCGCACCCCGGCCTCCCACTTCGAACGGGCGAACGGGATGCCGCGCGTATCAGGCGCGACGGGCGCGCGTAGCACGCGAAGTCGCGCCCCTCCCTGTAGCAGAGGAGCCACGCCCTGCGCGCGCGGCACGCTGGCGCCGAGTCTGGAGGGGGCTGATGATGGGAGGATCTTCCGCCTGTTCATCCCCGGCACCTTCAGAACCTCCAGAAGATTCCTCCTGATCTTCAAGCTCATACTCGGGAACGTAATCGTCCCCATCGGAATCATTATCGTCGCCGACACCCGCTCCGAAAGCGGGTATTTCATCAGTAAGCTGGCCGTCCATGGCAGCCAGGACGTGGACAAGTCGATCGGATATCTTCCGCTTTCCACAAGCTCGAAAAGACAAGATCTTCTTGCCCACATACTCGCGGAGGCGGTGTAGGCGGTCCTGCTGGCTGAGGAAGGTGACCATGTCCTGGCGCTCCACCTCCTCCCTGAACTGCTTCAGGGCGTCGCTGATCTGCTCGTTGGTGGGCACGGCCACGGCGGAGAGCACGGGATCAGCGGCCTTGGCCTTGATGAGGCACTCCTTCTGCAGCTTCATGGCGTTGGGCTTCTTGTAGATGGAGGCGGGGAAGAACTCGTCCTTGGACAAGGCGAGCTTGGTCTCCAGCGACTCCTTCTCCTTGGCGATGGCGAGCTCGAGCTCGTCGATGCGCTTCTGGGAGGCCGCGATCATGCGAGCCTTGTGCTGCTCCAGGTCCGCCGCCTGCACGGTTAGCTGCGACACGGCGGCGATGTCCACCGCAGTGAACACGCCCTTACCTGCCGCGAGGAAGCGAGCGCGGCGGAGATCCTCCGTGATCGCCGAGGCGCCCTCCGGAGTCTTCAAGAACTCGAGGAAGTTGGCGAAGTTCTCGAAGGTGGCGCTGTCGGCGGCGGTGAAGAAGTTGCGCCGTATGCCCACGGCGACGATGGTCTCGATGACATTGACGTCCTTGCCCTTGAAGTAGCGGAGGCGGGCGGCGAAGTCCTTGTCGGTGTAGCCCTCCAGCCGGTACGTACCCGGCTGGAACAGCGCCGCGGCGAAGTGGTAGGTGGTGAGCACCCACCCGGCGTAGTAGACGAACCGGGCGTCGTCGCCCTCGGGAAGGTTGGCGGCGTAATCGCCGTCGGTGGGCGCCGGCGTCTGGAAGGTGCGCTTGACTTCAGCCATGTCGAAGAGGGGGGGGCCTGCGAGAACCGGTGGAAACAGAAGACAGGTGGAAAGGAGGGTGAGTGGTTAGCGGTGGGGCGCTTGGGAGCGTTGGGCTTTGCTTAGGATACCACGTTCGCGAACGTATCACGAT